GACCCCCATCTTGTCTGCAAGACGCCAAAGATCGACACGACGCATAGCGCCTATATTGCTCAACCCCTCCGTACCTCTGGGATCGCGTTCGGGTTGTGAAAGTGAAAATGTATTTGTGATAGCCATATGTACTCCGAGATAAAAGAAAAGGGCGCCCGAAGACGCCCTCTAAATTCCGGGGTGGAAGGGATTACAACCCGGTTGATTTTACTGTTATAACGCTGTTGCGCCGCTCCTTACGCCGCGAATCCATGCACTGTTCAGAATTTTACCCGCGACCCAACTTTTCCAAGCCAAAGTACTTAGCTCGTTGTATGGGTCCGCGATGCCGGAACTTCCGAATGCTTTGTTGATCATGATAACCGCTGGCAGATTGTCGCCCGCGATATACACATCCTTGACATGGGTCCGGTCGAAACCGAGAGACCCCACAGCATCCATGCCGAATACCATAGTCGTATACAGGTCGATATTGGTAGCCGCATCCGTGGTCCCTCTCAAGGCACCGTTGGCACCGCCGGTATCCGCATCGATCGATCCTTCGGAACTGGATAGCATCCTTACGCCGCCCACTGCGCCAAACTCTCCCTCTGCGGTCTGGGTTTGTCCGCCATAAGAGACGACATCCACGAAACCGGCCATGTCACGAACGTCCTCTTCAACATCAACATGGCAAATTCCCCAGTACGAGGACCGGATAGGCGCAGTGTTAAATCTGGTGTCACCGAAAGTATCCGCCGTGAACTTCACCGCATCATTCCGATTCAACACGTTTACCGCATTGCGAATATCGGACTTCAGCAGTTTTGAAGTCGTTGCACCATCGTTGGCCGCTCCATTGGCCTGGATCAACGTTGAATTGTCTTCCATCTCATTTCGTTGAACACGATTCAAAGATTGACCGGCATTGATGCCGAGAATTTCCGCCAACTTGTCCGCCTGACCGTTGAAATTGACCAGATCGGTCTCTTCAGTCAGCAACAGATGATTGCCATACTTGGCAACCGCCTTGGTGATATCGGTCACTGCTGCCTGCACGGCGTCTCTCACTGGATGCGAGATATTGCCGGTCAGTTCAGTCAGTGCCGTTGTGGTTGGAGTAAGATTGGTGAATCGACGCCATTTCGCCGTGAACGAGCCGGAATGACTCGATATGGCCGCCGGCATACTGCCCACAAAATAGGGACACCGCGCCTGCGCATTACGTAGCAACGTCTCCTGAAAGACGACATTTACCGGCCCTGCTACTTGGGTCGTAGTTGTGATTGGACTAGCCATTATTTATGCCTCAAGTTAGAGCGGCCTTGAACTCCTCGAACTCTCTCTTGGTCATCTTGCCAAGATCGGCTGGAGTCGGCCCCTCTGGTGTTACCGTTTTATCCTCTTGACCCCGAACAGTCGCACGTAAGGCTTCCTGATCTTCAGTAATCTTCTCGTCAGGCTGTTGTAACGCCGTTTTAAATTCTCCCGCAAGACCAGCCAGAATCTTCTGGTAGCCTTTCGGGTCTTGTAAACGGTTTGAAAACGCAGCCGCTAAACGATGGTCTCTCGACCCCCATCCTTGCAACATGTCTTCAATGATCTGATCACTGATGTTGTCCAAACCACCAATCTCCTTGATCTGCGTCACCGCTTCATCAACCCCCTTACGCGCATCAACCAATACTTGATTCTGTTCCAATCGCTCGACTTGCGCTTTGAGTTGCTGAACTTCGCTTTCGTCTTTCGGTTTTTCTTCGGGTTCCGGAGAACTCTCGTCGAACTCACTCAAAAGTGAATCCAGGTCTTGCGCCTCTTCAGGCGGCTCTTGAGATACTTTTTCTTCCTGAGACATAACTAACCTCTTAACAGTGATAATAGTATTCGCTGGCCTTCCACCATTCCGCTGGCTTTAGCCCATTCCGCCAGTTCCATACCTTTCTGCCATTCACCAATTTTAGGTTCAGGCAGGTTGTCCAAAATTTCCCGGAATAACGGATGGGTCCGCTGTTCCTTGAGGTACACCAGCGCCTCCGGTGTTAACATTTGGAGGTACCGGCTCTGTAAAGAATTGTCCTGGGTCTGACCATCCGCCATTTTTCAACATCTCCCGCTTGATCTTGTCGATATCTAAAGGACGCCCGCTCTGTTTACCCGCCTGTGCTTCGGCCTGCTCGACCTGCATGACTTGTAACAGAGAGGACATACGCCTTTGCTCTTCCTGCTGTTCTACCAACGGTCCTGCCGACCCGTGTGTTTCAAACCGCACCATCTCAGGCAACAGTGAACCTGAAATATTGATATATCCATTCTGCTTCGGTATCCATACCCGTTCGCGCTTCATCGTCTTGCGAAGCCATTGCCATTCCAGGTGCAACCACGTCGCCCACGGACCAATCAGGGTGGAAGACACATAATCAATAGTCCTCGTCTGCCCCCTGGTCATCTCCTGGTCTACAGCAAAAGCGGTTTGATGCGATTTTGTCTGTGCGCCGACTCTTGGGGCGTTCACCCCGGTTAAATCTTCGTACATCTTCAACAAGAAAGTGAAAACCTGTAAAAGTTTCTCCGGATCACCAATCTGGTGAACCTTAATCTCTCCATTAGTCTGCCACATCTCCCGCGGTGCTACCGTGATCCCACCCTGAGAGATAATCCACCGGTCATCAGGCGGGACAGAAACAGGTGGTTCGACATTAATAATTGCAGCCGCAACCAACCTGTTGAAAACTTCACTCATGGCATTGTGTATGGGAGCGGCCTTCATCAACGGCCCTACTTTCTCGTTCGCCCCCTCCCAATGATAAACGCCATGTACATAAGAACGCATATCAACCGGTAATTCTCTTATCCGGATGACGCGAACCTCTTTGCCCACCGAGACAGTGACGATCTTATTAATAAATTCCAGATTCTCCCGAGACCTTGGGATAACAACATCGCCCTCGTACTCGATAATCTTGACCGTCCGACTGCCCCTCACTTCCCGCAAGGCGGAGACTGCGGACTTGATCCAGCCCCCGGTTGAGAGATTGGATATATCTGAATTACCCCTTTTTGCCGCTAACTGAATATCAGAGATTCTTTGCTGATATATTCTGATCCACGAAGGCTGTAACATCATCCCTTCACGCATCAGGAAAGGCGCTGTTTCATCCGGATAGGTATGTCTAATACTCCCTGGCGTCAATGCAACAAGTTTTTCCTCTTCCTTGAACACCCCTTTTGAAGTCTCGGAGAATACATTCCTCTTGACCGGTAAAACCCTGCCGGCAAACTCTCCATATTTGAACGCTTCTGCATTCAATATATCAACCATCGCCCTCATGTCATACTTGGCGTGGTTGTGCTGCATGACAGCTTCACAAATATCATCCATCGTATCGCCATCAATACGATCATCGACAATGCGATCCGACTGTTCTATCGAATCGAATAAATCCGACTGCTCCAAAGACTGCATCTCTTTCTGCGTCCAGCCTGCCTTGCACTCAAACCAGTTCCGTCCTGCCGGGAACTGCATCCGCCTGGCATCCGCCGTCAAAACTTCCAGCGCAGTAGATTGTTGGGGGAGAACCATCGCCGGGACCCAGTCCCCACGATTATCCGTCCTCGTAGACCTGACCTTTCGCGCATGTTCCTCACTCATTTTCAACTGCGCATCTACTTCATCCCACTGTTTCTCCCGGTCCTTCCTCTTGTCTTGACGGTCCTCTGATTCAGACTTTATGAACTCAGCCAGTTTTTTAAAATCCTTTGCAGTGACCGTCTTCATCTCAACCGATCACCCGCATAATCACGTAACTGCAAAAAACCTTCTGCATCGTCATACGACATCGACTGACGAAAAGACTCCGGTACGTCATAATCGTAATAAATCTCCTGCGCACCATCCAGATTGTCAGCATTCTTGCCATACGCCCAGTACATCAAATGCTTCATTCCCTCCTGCGTTGGGACTTCCTTCTCCGCCAGACACACGACACCTTCACGAAAATGCTTCATGCCGAGTCTGTTCAATCCCATCTTTATACAGAAATCCTCAAAAGAGACCCGACCGGTTGCTTTCAAGTAATGCCGCCCATATTCGGATCAGACGCATTCTGACGCGCAAGGTTTTCCTTCAGCACAGCCAATTCCTGATTGGTGAAATTCTCCAAATCCTGCCGCTGCATCTGCGCAACACGTTCCAGCCCCTTGATCCGTTCACTGTTCTTCAAAATGTCGATCGCTTCACGCAAAACACGTAAATCGCTCTCTGCTATAAAATCATCACCCGGATTAACCATTCAATTCGCCCACGCCCGTACTACAGGCTGTAATTTCCTTTGTTCACGATATTGAGGTTCTGTCCTTGCGTTCCTCAATTCCATCAGCGCATAAAAAGACGCCTTCAAAGCATCATCCTTTTTCACTTGAATCACACCATCCTTGCGGTGAAAAGAACGAAATTCGTCCATCCACTGCCGACAATGCGGGAAAACCTTGAACCTTCCAGTCTCTATCCGCTCACAAACATCATTCACCACAGGTTCGGTGGGTTGCCCACCCCCCTTGTCCCTTTTGTATCTGGCACTCTGCGTCAACATTGCGACATCTCGATCTAAATAACCTTCACGCAACTGTTGGCCCGAACCCTTCTCCCGGTGTGTCCCATCATGAGGCCAAGCTACCGGTATCCACTTACCCCTTGCTTTGATCGCTTCACAATGATCTGAAATCTTCCGGTTCGGCGCTTTGTACACATCGTACAAATAAACAATGTCCGCCTCACGATCGTGCGCTAACCAACACGCCGCCTGCTGGTGCTGATCATTGATCCCAAAATCAATCCCGCAAATCCGGGACCAGTGTTTTGGAATCGGGATGTGACCAGTAATAACATCTCCATCCGCATACGGGAAAACTCTCCCCTCCCCCATGACCGGAGTACCATTCATCCTGGCCTCTTTCTCATGCGCGGGAAAATTCTCTAACAGACCGTCAACCTTGCCTTCAAGGTGGGGGCAATCCGCCATAGACGCCGTTATCAAAAAACATCCTTCATGATGCGCCATAAACCGCTGCATCAACTCCGTCTCACCCATCAACGGGGTTATCGTCGAATACATCACACCATTACGAGTGACGATCCTTATCCGAGACTCCGTGTAAACCCGGATATCGTCCGGCTCTTCATCAAAATGAACAAAATCTATAGCCGCACCAACAAACTTTTTCCAGCCCTGCTCGTAACACTTGAACTGGACCCAGGAAATACCTTTCTTGTGCTGGACAAAAACCTTATCGACAACATTCGATATGCCACATTGACGATAATCGACATCAATAATCTTTTCATACGGAATCATACCCGTACCAATCGGTTCGCCCAACAACTCCAACTGCAAAATATCACGGGAAATCTCATTCGTGATCGAAACCACCCAGCCCCGTGTAGATCGCAAAAACCGCTTACCCTCCCACCAGTCTGGATACTCCCCAGTCAGATGATAGGCATCTTCCGCACAGGCAGAAATGGTTTTCCCGGTATTATGATGGAGCGCACCACCAGCGAAATAACTCTTGGTATCTTCTACTGTAAAGTCTATTATAGGCTGGTAACCGAGCGGCAGGACCGCTATAATCTTACATCCAATATCAGGAGTCGAATATGGGAAGAATATCTCCGTGTCTTCAGCATCACCAAGATATCGTATTGATGCGTCAGAACGGTCAAACTGCCGAACAGATTGGTCATCATTTCGGCCTTTCCAAATATACCGTGCAGGCTTATTTGCAGCGCCGCTCGATTTCTGCAAATAGGACCATTCCCCGTTCTTACGATCCCGATCAACTAGCCTCTCTAATTCATCAGGGTCTAACTCAGCAACACGTTGCAGACATTCTCGGTATATGCGTGTCTGCTGTAGAGCGCGGATGTAAACGCCTGGGTCTTGAAACAAATCGCACAGGTCCACAATCAGGTCCGGATCATCCTCAATGGGGAACTGGACGCACCATTGATAAACACGGCTATATTGAGATATACGTTCCTCTACATCCTCAAGCGAGAAAGATAGGCAGAGTTTTTGAACATCGTCTTTTAATGGAAGTGCTGTTAGGTCACTACCTGCAACACGGAGTTCTTCACCATATTGATAATCACCCGCGCCACAACTGGCCCGATAATCTTCTATACTTTGAACACAACGCAGACCACTTGAAAGCCGAATTAACGCATCGAAAGAAACCCACTCCCCGTCAGCATATACCCGGTGCATACGGGAACAATCAAAAAATCCCTTGTCCGTCAGAACACGATACGCTGGCTCGATGTTCTTTAAAAATACGCCGGATGCTTTCGAGACACATTCAGATTCATCGACCATCGAAAGAACACCGAAGTCTTTCGAGGGCGGAAATTCTAAGAGGCGGCGCGACCCAAACCCCGTTTCAATCGCTGTCCACGGACTGATACATCTATTTCCAGCACGTAGCATCCTTTCTTCATAATGAGAACCAGCTTCAAAAAACTCTTTCTGAAAACCATACGGATCAAACCGCCGTAACTTCTCCCGACTGATCCGGCGTAAAACCTCGTTTACCTTGTCTTCTACCGATGCTTCACTGCGGATAGCAGCAGCATGTGGATCAGATTCCAGTACCACGTAAAATCCTCAACGCCTCTTCCGCCCGACGATTGTGCAAAGGCATCTCTCCAACAGTCACAACATCAACCAAATCATCAAACGTCACCGGCCCATACTGCGCTGCATCAGAAAACCAACTGTTGTCGGAAAAGGCCGGGATGCGTAAATCAGGCCATAAATTCTGCGTGGACGTTATTGGACTAACCATAAACAACTATCCATATCCCTGCACCACTACCCGCCACGTCGCAGAGGCCGGATTAACAGCTCCCGCGGTTGAATTGACCACACGCACAGTCACAACTCCCAATGAAGAAACATACCCAGTAACAGAAAGACCGGACTCAAGAGACGAAGGACTCCCCACACTCACCGCATCTCCCACCTGCGCACCACCCAAAGCAACCGTTAACTCACTCTGGGTCTGCGCAGCTATAGAAGCAAAGTCTAATACAGCAGTAACCGTGTGCGTCCGAATGACCGGACCAAGCGCCTCGAAATTCTTGCGAATCGCCTGAAAATTCTCACTCGCCCGGCCCGGATACGTCGGATCAGGTAGCCGCATACCAGTTGTAATTAATGATCACAGTACCCGATGCAGTCGCATTCGCATCGCCAGACGCAGCCCAACCATCCGCAATATTGTAATGCACCGTGTGCGCAGCAGCAGCAAGCACCTGTAACTCCGTACTGACCTCTGCAACCAACGCAGTCCCATCACAATCCGCAGCAGCAGTACCAGTAGAGATGTTCTCAAAAGTGGCAGTACCACCAAGAACCGCAACAACACCAGAACCGATGACCGTCCCTAACCCGGAATCCGGTACGTCCGCAGTGATGTTCCCATCAACCTGCTGAATCGCAACCGAACGATACGAAGACTTGATCCTGATCACACCCGCCGGCATCGTCCAAATCAACATCCCAACCGCTAAATCCGCACCACCCGCAATAGCAGGAACAGCAACCGAACTCAACGTGATCACCGAAATCCTCTCATACGTAGTCCCATACGTCTCGACCGTACAATTAGTACCCGCAGTACCATCCGCCGTCAAAACCGTCGAATCATACAACGCGTTATACGCAGTCCTCGCCATATCTGAATCCTCTTGAAATTATGGACCTGCTGGTCCGAATGCTTCCCTACTGGAATTACGTCCCTACGTCAAAGTCACACCACCATCCGCATTGGTGAAACCACTGATAAACCAGTTCGTCCCATTCCCCTCAAATACCACCGTGTCACCAATCACCGCAACCGAAGCAACAAAATTGGTGAAAGTGGTACCCGTGGACCGAGGACCATCATTAGTCGTATCAACCTCCAACTCCCATATGTCACCCACACATATGTTCGTGTCAGACGCCGCTAACTCCGTAATGATGTACGCAGTCGTCGGATTCGTCTCAACCCGAAAAGTACACCGGAAACCAGGCACAGTAGCTACAGCAGGCATCGTAACCGTGAATCCGCCCGCTAAATTCAACCCAAACGTCTTCCCATTGTCCTCCGGCAAAACCGTGTACGCCGCCGTCAAACTCTTGTATCGATTACTCAAATCCGCAGCCTGATTCAACTCCTCCTCAGTCGCAGAAATACCCGAAAATAACGGGACTGCTATCGGTGTTCCCATATCATCTACCTCACATTGAATTGACCCCCCCGCGATGGAGGGAATGAAAAATTAACCCGACATATTCAGATAAAATCCAGCCGGGATGGACCCCACAAACCGCATTCAGAGAGAACGGCTCACCCTATTTCAAATAGATACCTTCC